AAGGTCTTTGCGTTTCTCGGGGTGTTTGTAATCAGGTGGGAAGATAACTGCACGCATACCAAGCGAATGTGCCACCGCAGCAATGCCCCATCCAGCCATGCTTACAGTTGTCTCGGTGTACCCAACAGTTTCTAGCCCCTGGGTCTTTCGCAAACGCAAGTAAGCGTACAGCCCTCGAAGCTTGCTAAATGGGGGCCAGTCTTCCGGGGCACACAGGTCTTCGCGTTTCACGTAGACCGTGCGGCCCGCAACCTTGTACTGCTCTATGGGTGTGTTTAGTAGCATACCTATTATACGGTCGCTCATTGCCGAGAAGACTAAAAAAACCGGGGCGGCTAATAAAAACCGCCCCGGTTATCAGGTTCTACCGTTGTCGCGGGAAACGGTAGGAAGGGGAGGCTTAGTTCTTGATGGGAACCACCTTGCCAACCACGGTGATGTCCTTGCCGCTCTGGGCCACCAGGCCGATGTGCTTCAGCGCCCGCAACGTGTTGCGAAGGGCAAAGGCCGCTTCACGCTCGTTGTCTTTGCCCCCGCCTTCCACGTAGGTCTCGTTCGCGGCGGCAATGGCCTCCTCCACGGTCTGGGGGCCAGACAGCAGCACCTCGGCGCTCACGCCGTAGCGGTCAACGGTGGCTGCGATGGTTGGGGTCTTTTTCACCGGCTTGGCAGGCTTCTCCCCAATCTTCGGCGCGGGCTTCGGGGCTTTCTTCGCCGGGGCGGGGGCCTCCTCAACTTCGGCCTCCTCCTCAGCCTCTTCGGCTTCCGGCTCTTCCTCAGCCTCGGGCTCTTCCGGCTCCTCCTCAACGATCTTGGGAGCAGCCTTGGCAGCCGCCTTCACCGGGGTCTTCTTAGCGGGCTTGGCAGGGACCTCCTCAACTTCGGCCTCCTCGGCCTCAAGCTCTTCGATCTCAACGCTGCCACCAGCCTGGATGGCGTTCAGGATGTCGTCGAGCAGGCTGCTGTCATCATCCGGCAGTTCTGTGGTGTCCATGTCGGCAACGAACTTGGGCAGGTTGTCGATCTTCTTGCTGATCTTTACGCGGTCCCACTTGTCCGCGCCCTTGAAGCCGAGTGAAACAAACAGGGAAACAACAGCGTCCCTGCTAACAGAGAGGGAATTTTCAGCGGTCATGTTTTGGTCTCCAAAAAAAGGGGTTTAGCTGTTCTCTGTGGCACTTGCCACTCATTGCACGGTGTATTATACGATTGCCGCTCGGCAAAGCAACTCACTTTTTTGTGATTTTTTTGCGTTTTTGTCTCTCCCTGGCGGCATCGCGTGCCTCGTTTGCCCGGTCAGCCCACCGGGTATTTTTAGCTACAGCCCATATCTCCTCAGGGCTGCGGCAGTCACTAATCATGTCGTCGAGAAAGTCTTCGAATGTTCGAGTTTCTGTGCTGCTCATGTGTCCCTTCTTTCACGTTTTGAACCTGTTACCACAATCTAAACAGACCCACCATGTAGCCTTAGCTTCATCCTTGCCAAGGAGGCCAGCCAGAAGCCCAAGTGGCCCAAGGAACAACAGTGCGGCCAAGCCTAAACCAACGCTGTACCCATACTTTTCAACTTCTATGGGCTTGACGTTTGTTGACTTGCATCTCCTTTTCGGGCATTTAATTGGTTCTTTTTCTTTCTTCCTAAAGCAGCCAAGGTCTAGGCGAAAGGATTTCATTACTATATCTCCCTAAATGACACCAACTGCATTAAAGTAGTTGCGGTAGTGATAGGCAATCAGGCAGATCCCGAAAAACCTACCAGCAACTCACCACGGCAGGATTAGCCAAAGCAAGGCATCCAGCAACGTGCACACACTTCGTTTCACTGTAAGCACCATCTCGCCGCACCACCCAGTTGAGTCGAGTGATACCTAGATCCTTCTCTTCGATAGTCTGGTTGAGGCCCACCATTCCGGTCACATGTGCAAGCTTGCGTTTGTCTTCGCTGAAGTTGCTACGGGTGATAATATTCTTGCGGTAGGCATCAGCATCAGACTGGGTTGCTGTAACCACAAGGCAATGAAGGCTTTGGCTCAGTGCCCGCATCTGTTTCCAAGTTTCGTTGATTTGGTGCCGTATGTCAATCCTGTTGTTGTCACTGGCCAAAATATCAGCATAGTCAATAACCACAACATCTGGCACCCAGCCTTCCCGTTCCCAGCCTGCCAAGATACCTTTGATGCCACTTATGCTGATACTGCTGTTGGGGTGGCATGATAGTTTCCAAAGCGTGCTATTTGTCTTTAGCTTGGTGATTAGTTCTTGGCACGCCTTGTTGGCACGCCTCCAGCTAAGTGGGGCAGAAAATACCTTTTCCTTGTACTCTACTTCGGCCGTCCAACTTCCCTTTTGCCTGGAGATCATTACCGGGTAGTTAGCTGTGCATGGGACTAGTGGGTGCTTTGATACCCGGCACATAAGCCGACGCATAACCTGGGCTTGGCTCAAATCGCCACACTCAAAGAAAGCTACCCTGCGTCGTGCCAGCAAAGCACGGTAGGCTATTTCAGCAAGCCAATAGCTCTTGCCGCGCTTGTCCGGCCCCATGATGCCTATAAAGCCGTCCCGTTCTAGGGTCGTACCAAAGAACTCACCTAGGGCACCTGGGAACGTAACTAGTGCTTCGCTTTTGGCCTCGAACGCTTCGCGAATAGCTTCGGTGTCATTTAACACGTCCACACCGGCCCCAACACCAAGCTCAACTTTGTTCCAGCTAGCCACTCGTTCTATTGCTTTGGTAAGATTACCAGAGGCTATGTCGGACTGAATGGCCTCAGCTAGTGCCTCCATCTGCACGGTGTTGAAGTGACGGCCAGCAAGGTCGATCAAGTACTCAGCGTTCAGATCCCCGGCAGCTTCGTACTCATCCGACAGCGTTTCTAGAAAGTCGCCGATCAGGTGGACAACAGTCTTGTTGTTGGCCGTCTCAGCCCAGGTGTTGTATAGTGACTGTATCTCCTTTTTGGGTGGTGCGTCATACTTTGATAGGTATTCAACACACCAATTGCCCACAAGGTTACACCAAGGGCTACGGAACATCCCCCCTGGCTTCCACTGCGCTGCGATCCTGCTAAGGACCTGCCGGTCTAAAATCATGCCGGTCAGGACCTTTTTCTCGTCCGCGCCACTACGTTGTTCAATACGCATTACTTCTTCCTACGAGTACATGCCGGGAAATTTGACGTTTTCTGCCTTGGAGATGATTTGCTTGATGTTATTGCCAAGACTGTCTAGATCACTTCGCTTTTCGTCGTCAACTTCCCAGTTGGTGTCTTCATACCACTGTACCCACTCCATAACGACCTTAAGCTTGTCCACAGCACAGTCTCGCCGATGTGCCCTGTCTGTGCGGCCGCTCATGTCTGGCGGGAACACAGTTGTTTCTACTTCAACCCACCTAGGGATGTCGGGTAACTGAATGTTTTTCAATGTGCTGATTGCGTCTTGCAGCACACTGCCCTTGCTGCCGTTCTGGGACGACTCTGGTAGTCTGTCGAACCACTCCTGAAGCTCTTCTTTCAGATCATTCAGCTCGTTGCACGCGTCTTTGATGAGATCGGCGATTGTGCAGACATACATCTTGCCGAACAGTACGGGGTAATCAATAATCCTCGGCAGTTCCTTCACAATCTTGTACTTTACGCGTTCTCCCTTCTTCTCCTTAGGGAGTTTTTCGATGAAGCCTGATCGGGAAAGCACGTCTGGGGCGTGCTTGCTGTTGTACTTCTTCTTGAGCCCCTGTGCCGTCATTGTCTCCATTTGTTGCCTCCTTCACTCGGCATTTTTAACCGCCTCAATCAGTTGGTCCCATAGTGTGACATCGCCACACCACTCACTAGCCCACTCATACCCAATTTGCATCCACTCCGGGCAATCTGCCCTCCAGGCATATGGACGCAAATCCCCTCTGAAACCCTGCCGCCTTGCGACATCCCTAAACAGAAGTGTGAAATGGTTTATCACCATAGCCGTAGGTTGGGGCAACACGCGCAGGATGTAATCCCGGAACCGCATCAGCCTTTTCAAGTTGTCAATAGAGCTGTCTTTCAGCCCTACATTGGCAAGCTTGCCCCTCCAAGCCTCGTAAGCCACAAGGCTTGTGTCAATGGCTTGTTGGGCTGTTTTCCCGGCCCCCTTGGGCCAGTGCCATCCTTTGATTAACAGGGCTAGCTCATGGGTCTTTGGGTGCATGTTCATATGGCGACGACACATCCGGGTTGCCCGCTTACTAGCCTCGCCTCTGTTTAGGAAGCCTACCATGTGATTACTCCTACCCGTCCTTCCATGCAATCGCCACTAACGCCTTCTTTTGGTCTCCTACTCCAAGAATCGTTTCCGCAGTTCCTTTATCTCACGCTTAGGACTACTGGCCGGGTCTTTACCAGACAGGCACACCTGGTAAGTTTCCCCGGCGAACAACGACAAGTAGTCAGTCAACTTCCTTGCCCGTGCTTGTGCCTCCCTCGAGTTGTCAAAGCATACTACCCTAACAGGGTATTGCTTCATTTGTTCTAGTTGCTCTGGCGTCCAGTTGAGCCCAAGGGTAGCCACACCTCCCGGCCCAATGGCCCAAGCATCAGTAGGCCCTTCCGTGATGACAATAGCGTGCCCGGCCATATCAGCACCGTACAGCACGGTCTTGAGCGACACCCGCTCCTGTTCAGGCCGGGCAGATATGTACCGCACTGCAGTCTTGCCAATTGCCCTAGTTGTCCACGAAATAGGCTCATGTCTGTAGTGAATAGGTATGTATAGCCGCCAACTCAGCCTTGCATGAATGCCTATTCCTCGAACCCCCCATAGGGCTGCAATCTCATCAGGATCAAACCCTCGGTTTTCAAGGTACTTGCGGTGCGCGGGCAGCATGTCAGACACGCCGTCAGGGGCCTGAAATTTGCCCCTGGGCCGCACGACAACCGTCTCTTGTATTGGGGTAGCCTGCCGCAGCAGGGCAACCACTTCTCCGCCCGGTCTTCCGGAAAGAACAACTAGCGTCGCTACTAATGGCTTGGGGCCACATACCCAACAGTTTAGGTATCCACGGGCCTTGTTGAGCCCAAGATGAAACTTGTGGCTGTCCCGGCCACAGTCTGGGCAATCCATTTGCACCCACCCTGGACGACAGTGGTGGTGCCCAGATTCCATGTGTGGTATGCCTAGGTGCTGTAGTATCTCGACGTAGGTCATTTCTTTTTACTCCAGCAACATCCGGCAAACGCTTTGTTAAGAACCATTTGTGGGTTGAGTTGTACGACTTGCCTTCTGCCTCTTGAATTGTTCAGTAACTTGCTTCACCAACTGGTCAAAGATGTCGATATCACCAGTACGCTGCGACACCCCGTCCAGCACTGTAGAGCTGATCTTCTGCTTGGTTTGAATGATCTTGCAGAGCAGCTCTTCGATTGTACCCCTGGCAACCGGGTACACCATCTCAGTATGCTTCGATTGCCCAATACGGTGAATGCGGTCTTCTACCTGGGTGTGGTTGGCAGGCACCCAATCTAGCTCCACCGTGAGCAGCACTGGGGCTGCTACGATGGTGATGCCTGTGCCCGCCGCAATCAGGTTCCCAAAGAACAGCCGCTTTCGCTTGTCTGTTTGGAACCGCTTTACGAGTGCCTGCCGGTGTGCCCCCTGCGGTACGTCCCCGTCTATAAGCACAGCAATCTTCTTGTACCGCTCGTAAAGCCCGTGCCTAATGATGTCCTTGTGAATACCATAGACAGCTAATTTGTCTTCCGTGCTCTCCAGGTAATTGTCAATCCACTCGATAACCGCAGGCATCTTTGCCTGGGCAGCAATTCGTTTCAGATACCCAAGCTGGGTCATCTTGGCGGCTTTGGTTGCTTCCTTTCCTTTCTCTTGCAACCAGTTCACAAAGTCGTTGGCCACCCGATTGTACTCATCCATAGGGATGTCAATGGGTATGACGGTCCTTCGCTTGGGCGGCAGCTCTGACAGCACATTGGCTTTCAGCCGCCGCAACATCCCTAGCCCCTTCAGTCGATTGTGCAGCTCGCCTAGGTGGCTTGCTCCTCGGTAATCCCAGCCCCATGGCATCTTCACAGCCTTGCAGTACCGCAGGGCAAAACTGAAGAAGCTTGGAAAGTGCTGGGGCCAGAGCATGTTTAGGGTAGGCCATAGATCGGCAGGGCGGTTAGTGAGTGGCGTGCCGCTGATAGCTATTCGCTTTGGGGCAGAGTAGGCTAGCTTACGTAGGCTCTTTGTCCGCTTGGCATGCCGGTTCTTGTAGTTGTGGGCTTCGTCCCAAATGACAACCTTTGGGTTCACTGATTTTAGGATGTCAGCCCACCCCTTGTAAGTCTTCTTCTTGCCGCCCTCAAGCTTCTTGGTTATGGTGCTTAGAACATCTTGGCTCACAATCAAAATGCTTGGGGTTACGGACATGTCAAGTGGCTTAGCGTTCAGACCAGACAGTACAGCAGTTCGCAGCCCAAACTTTTCCTTAGCCTCGTCCTTCCAGTGGTGGGTAAGATGTGCCGGTGCAGAGATTATCGCAGGCCGCTGCTCCGGGTGTTTCTTTAGCCAAGCAAGAACCTGGATGGTCTTGCCCAAGCCCATCTCGTCTGCCAACAGAAGGACACCTCCAAAGTGGTCAATTGCTCTGACCCCTTTGGCCTGAAAGTGTGCAAGTTCTACCACAGCTACTTTCCTAGTTGCAGAATGGACGCCCGGCAGCTTTCATTGGTTGCCGGGCGTCGTTCGATGATGATTTCAATCTTCTTTTTGTCTTCTTTGGTAGTGCCAGTGATCCGCTCAACTGTGCAGGAGATGCCTTCAACGCATTCGTGTTTTTCGACGTCGATATCAACCACCACGAATTCGTTTGTGTCCCTTTCCACACGGATCTTCATGCCGTCGTCTGGGCGGATCATTCCGAACATTTTGGTCTCCTACTGTAACGCCAAAGCCAGATCGGCAAAGGCTTGTTTGATTCGCTTTGGTTCCCACCCCATCTCGTTCATCAGTAAGTTACGTATTGCAACCCGCAAGCTGGCTAAACACCCTC